GTAATACTCACGTTTATTCTTTACCAGTTTGCGGGTCTCAAATTCCAGCGAAGTCTTGATCTGCTGAATGTCAGTGTAATGGTTTAAGTATTTATTGTGTTGGAAAGGGATGGATAATGCGAGCTGTCCCAGATCTGTGGTATACTGTTTGTTCTTGAATTGAAAGTCAACTGCAGAATCTTCTGTCCAGTCTTCTCTTAGTTTGTCAAATTTATTACGAAGGGTTTCAAAATTCATAGAGGTTGTAAGTTTTTATCACGAATAAAAAATTGTTGATGTTTAAATGTAACTTCAGCAGTGATGTATTCTACATCAGTAATTGTAGCATCAAACTGTAGGCTCGTTAGTGCTACAGGAAAAAGATTTTGGAAATCTACAACGAAAGCTGGGTTGTATGCACTTGTGACAATGTGTAATTGACCAAGTGTGTAAATATCATCTTCTTCAATAGTACGTTCCATTTGATCAGCGTTACCAACATCACGCATCCAAGAGTGAATAGAATAATAATTTCTGAGATCTTCGTCAACAATAAAACGCACAGAAAAATCCCCGAACGTTACACCACCACCAGGATAGACAGGCAAATTTCTAAACTGACTTGCCACTTCTGCAACTGGCATGTTAACGTCGGGGACATTTGCTGTCTGACAAAAGAAATCTACTCCTTCAAATTTTTCTAATTTTAGGATATAACCAATAGGGTTCAGGAAATTCCTATTCGTAGGTTGTTCCTTATACCATTCAGCAGACATGTCAACTTCCCAAGCTGATACTATTTATCCTCGTTATACCAGAAGTCTTCCCAGTCTTTTTGTGAGTCAGTTACGTCTTCCCATGTAGGTTTATCTTCACCAGTTGTCTGTGTTTTCATCTTCATAATCCCAAATTTCATATGGACCGTGTTGCATATTTTTTAGTTCTTCTGTCTTAGCACGATATGATGTTGCTTCTGATATCCAGACAGCAAGTTTCATTACAATAAAAACTATTGCCAATGGCGACAAACAAAACAATAATACTAATGATGGATTCATTGACTGTATTCGTTTATAATATCTAATATCTTATCTAGCGAATTATGAGCTCCATCATACCACTGACCTGTCATACTAGGATTTGTTTCTTTATCATACAGTTCAGTTTTTAATTTATACACTTTTGCAAGCATATCTGTTTTGTGTAGGCTACCACGAGGCATAACGATAAAGAATTACTACTTCTATTTAAGCACAAAAAAAGGGACCCCGCAGGGTCCCTGTGTTGATTTCGTAATAACCGATATCAGGTGAGGTTCGCAACGCGAACACGTCTGTAATACTGGTTACGACCTGCTGTAAGTGCTTCGGCATCAGGTGTGCCGTTGCTCTGTACAACGAATGGGTTAGCGACCATACCGTAGCGTGTCTTGAAGCCAATCTTGGGCTGGAAGGTGCTAGGGTCAATGCTTCTGAGCATTTGGAGGGGAACGTATGGGCAGTAGAATAGTCCACTGTCATAAGGTGAAGAACCTTTATAACCAACTACGTAGTAGTGGGTGTTGGAAACGTTAGCAGAGTAAGGATCAACGAAGACCTTAATGCGACCGTTCATGGTTCCGACTAGGAGGTTACCCGTGTCATCAACTTCACCGATGGAAGGACCACCAGCACCAGTTAGACCTGAGGAATAGTCTAGTGTACCAGACATGGCAAGAGCGGAAGCTACATCAGCAGAAGTGATGATGAAGTTGCCCTTTCCTCTACGAGTTTGCTGCGCGATAGCGTTAGCATCTCTTTCAATCTGGAACATAAGTCCCTTGAATTTCTCAACTGACCAGCGACCGTTGCTGTCAACGTCAAGGTCAAATACACCAGCGTTAGCAACGTTGTTCTGAGCACCAGACTTAGCGACGGTGTAGACAGTACGAACGACTTCGCGGTTGATTTCTGCAAGGATCTCGCTAGACAATAGGTTAGCAAGTTCTTGCTCAGCATCAAGACCGTGAATAGCCTTAAGGTCTTGTGCCAATTCTAGAGTGTATTCTGCTTTGAGAGCTCTGGTCTTTGCAGTAACAGAGGTCTTCTCAATGCTGAAGCTCATTTCGTTGAATAGGGTTGAACCCGATCCAAGTGTTTCTGCATCTTCGCGAGCAATGTTGCCTGCTTGGCGCTCGTAGTTAGCAGCAGTTGTACCGCCGCCTGTGGCGTCGTTAAGGAGACCAGGGTTAGCATCGGTAGTACCACCGTCTCCAAGGGGAGAAGCGGGGTCGTTGTATGCTGCAGGACCCTGTGAGTTGCCAGAGAAGTTGGTGTCAGGCTCGTTGTAGAGTGCTTCTGAACCAGCGCGTAGTGCAGCGCCATTCTCTTGATAGTGGCTCTTCATTGCGAAGATAAGTCCAGTAGGACCGCTCATGGGTTGAACGCCACAGATGTCGTATGCAACCAAGTTAGGCATTGCACGACGGATGAGGCTGATCATTACTGGATCAAATCCAGCAAGTCCACCAGTTTGAGTTCCTAAACCACTACCAGATAGTGCGTTTGTTCCGATAGCACCAACAGTGTTAGATGCTTCGTTGATCATACCACGCTCTTCGCGTAGTTGTGATTCTGTGTTTTCTAAAAGAACAGCGGTAACAGCCTTTCTATAATTGTCTTTGATGGCAACAGAGCCTTCATGACCTAGAACAGGTGACCACTTTTCAGTTAGAGCTTTTGAATTAAACATTTGTTTGCTCTTGTTTGAAAAATGTGGGGGTTATTATTATTGCCAGCGATTGAGTGCGGTAAGGTATTGCGCCATTGCTGGTGTTACCTCTTCGCCTGCTCCTTCAACTGGAGTTTCATCAGCAACCTCGCTTACGGGTGCTGCTGCTTCTTTGAAATAGGACTCCTTGATGGTAGTAACCTTCTTAGAGAACGACTCCTCTGAAACAAACTCTAGACCCTCTGCGAGAGCTGCGAGTTTTTCTTTCTGAGTATCTGCTAGTCCTTCTGACACGGTGGAAAGAATATTGAGTTTAGCAGACTCATTAAGACGATTTTGTAATTTCACGTTTGCTTTGACCTGTTCGTCAAGGCGTGTTTCCATCTCACGAATTGATTCAGCCATACCTTCTACCACGTTAACTTTGTCTTCGGGGATAGCGATATAGTGCTCTTCAAAGAGACCCTTCAAACCTGCAATGAAGTCTTCAGTAATCTCATTTCTGATTCCACGGTCAACAGCAACTTGGTTTTGCTCCATCCATTGACCGATGGCGTAGTTTACAGTGCCGTTGACTTCTTCTGCCATCTCGCTCTTAGATTCAACGAAATGCTTGTCAAACTCAGCAGCAAAGTGCTCTACAAGTCTGTCATACTCTTCGGAAATTTTCGCTTTAACAGCAGCCTCAAAAATGGTCTTTGCTTTTTCAGCGAACTCTTCCGAGAGTTCTGTACCTTCTACAAGAGCAGCAACGTCAGCAGAGACATCAATGCTTTCCATGGAAGGTTTGATTGGATAGGTGACAGCGCCACCCATCTTAGTGCCGTATGCTACTTCAGCACCTACGGAAGGAGCTGAATCTGGAGAATCGCCAGCACGCTGTTGAGGGTCACCAGATACTTGTGATACTGGTGCAGCTGCTTTAGCTCCAGGATTCTCTTCTCCATCATCATCGTGCTCATTTGGAGCAGTAGATGTACCGCCAAGATCTGCAGGTGCAGACTGACCGTATGCGGCAGAAGGTTCTACCTTAGGTGCAGGATCCTTGCCGCCAGAACCAGTCTGTGCGTCAGAGACCTGAGAAGGCTCACTACCAGTGCCAGGAATAATATTAGCAGAAACAGTTGGCATAGGATCGCCAGCTTCTACAATCACCTTTTGCTCGGTAACGAACCCCTCAAACTTTTCGTTTAGCATATCTGACATTTGAGTTTACCTCGTAATTTCCGTATTATTAATCTATAGTTTATTTATTATATTAAAGTTTTCCGAGAAAATGCCCAAATGCTTTGAGCGTTCTCTCTTCTAACTGATAGCGTGATGCTGTTTCAATATAACGTTGGTATTTAGCAACTTCTCTCTCCTTTAGGAGACCGTTGTCCCATACCCATTCTTTTCCTTCCATGATGCCATTTACAAATGCATCAGGAGCAGAAGGATCTGCTACGATATCTGCAGCAGTTGTAAGCATGAAGTCATCCGCAACAACGTTGCAGTCTTCTACTTTTTGAATACTTCCCATACCACGGGAAGATACTCCTAATTGAACACCCTCTCCCAAAAGGTTCTTAGCAATGTTTCCCATTGGTGTATCAAGGATCTGTGCCTTTCCAATGAAGTTATTGCCTTCTGCTTTTAGGGAAATGATTCTATGTGATACTCTATCAAGATTGATAGTAGGACCATCGGGATGACCGAGTTCACCTAGAGCTCGCTTGGACTGTACATACTCTTCATTGTATCTTTGAACTTCACGCTCAAGGACACTAAAAGGATACATACGACCGTTGCGGTTCTTAAGTTCCGATTGTAAAAATACTCCTTCAATATAAAGAAGCTTCTTGCCGTCTTTCTCCTCAGTAAGGAGTTTAACGTTTTCAATCGTTTCCGTTATCAGTTTCATCGGTAGTTTCCGTTTCGGTTGGTTCATCAAAGAATGTATTCGCTACCACTTTTTTATAATCTGCCATAGCATCAGATGCTTTAGCAAATAACATATCGTGGATTGCATCAATAGCACCAGCGCGATCATTATCGGCAATTTGATTGACGATATTTACTTCACCTTGATGCGGATTAACTTCAGTGTGTTCTGGCATAATAAGAATTCATTATAATTTATTTATCACCGCTAGGTTTTGAAGGCGCGGATTTTGCTTTTTTCATATCTCTTTCAAGCGCAGCATCTGCTGAAACTGCATCTCTTTCTGCAGCATCATCTGCTTGCATTGCTTGAATTTCAGGAGCAAGTGCAGTGTTTGCTTGAGTAAGCTGATCCATTGCATTTGTTTCTGCAGGATCAATTGCAAGACCAGAAGAAATTTCTGCCTTCATTTCCTTATCAATCTCACGCATATCTTTGTTAGTTTGCCCAAGAATATTTTTACGGATGTAATCTACAGAGAAATACTTTCCAACAAAAGGATCCATCTGAGTCACAGTCATCATTCTTTGGTTCATCATTTCAATTTCTTTTAATTCATTGAAGTGATTATCAAACAAGAAGTCATACTGAATATGCTCCTTCATGTCCTCCCAATCCTCTGGAGCAATTACTCCTTTGAGGATAAGCTGGGTCTTGAGCATATCTTGGAACATTTCAGCGAATCTTTTACGGAGACGACCAATGAACTTCGTGAACTTAAGTTCGTCACGGAGGACTTCAGTGGTCTTACCGAGATTGAATCCTTTGTTATCGTCTGTGAGACGGGAAGGAGGAAGATTGAGAGAGTTATAAAGTTTCTTTTTAAAATACTCAACATCCTTAAGTTCCCCAAGGTTCTGTCCTCCAGGCAGCGTAGTAATTTCAGTACCACGTCCACCCTCTCTACGAGGCAACCAGAAATCCTCAAGCATACTCATATGCTTTTTGTCATCACGCATCTCACCAGTGTTTGCGTCATACACTTGCTTATTACGATAGCGACTCATAACATCGCGCAAGTATTGTTCTGCTTTTACCTTGGGTAGATTGCCAACATCAATGTAGAAAATTCTACGTTCGGGTGCGCGTGATAATCTATAGATAACAAGAGAATCTTCAATCATTCTAAGTTGATTGAGAGACTTGATTGCCTTATGGAGGAAACCAAGAACCATTCTTTTATTGAGATCTTGTAGTCCAGAAGGACAGAATGTAATAGAATCTACTGCCATCTTTACACCTTGGGACAATGACATGTCTCCAATTGGTCCAAGAGTTCCACCTTTATAAAATCCTTTTGGATTATACAAATAGTAATCAATAAATGTTCCGTATTCATACTCAAGAGCAGTGCCCTTAATAGCTTGGCGTGCTAGAGAATCTTTCGGGGTATTGTCAATTTTCTGACGAACTTTCTTGATCTTCATTGGATCAATGTAACGAAGTTCTGTAATGCCTTTCTTTGGGTTGTCTAGGTCAATGACCTTATGATAAAATAATCTTCCATCAATATACCAAGCTCTGACAAGTTCATGAGCACGATTGTCAAAATTCAATAAACGTTTGATATACTCAAACTCATCACGAATTTTTTTCTTAATTCCCATGCCAGCATCTAGACCATCTAGATTAACTTCTACGGGAGTATCATGAGCATCACTCACGATAAATTCATTTACCACTTCGTCAACTGCACTATCCACTTCTGGGTGTAGTGCCATATCACGATAACGACGAATCATCTCAAACTCATTACGAGCTTGATTGTCCGTATCTACATACGTTCCATAATACCCACCAGCAGCAACGGAGATAGGTTCATCAGCAGAAGGAGGGACAGGGGATTGACCCCTCTGCCCCTCCTTTCTGTTAATCTGGAAGCCAAATAACTGACTCATGATTAAAATACAAATAGTTGAGCGTTCAACTATTTAGTAGATCACTTAATGATACCATCTGCCACACCCTGACGTGCAGAAGCTGGAGTTGGAGATCCGTCCATAGACTTAGCTGCAGTGAAGAATGAATACTGCCATTCAACACTAAACTCTTCAATCTGATCATTGCTATCATAAGCAAGATCAATTGCAGATACGTTAGTCGGGAAACAATGATGTAGTTTATAAGTTCTCAAAGAAGAACCACCATCTTTTTGATCCTTTTCAAGTTGACTGACATATAGATTTGCCATATATCCTTCTGCTTGATTTGGAAGGAACAATTCAGAAGTGTTACCTTCATGAGTGTTAATCAAGTTTGCCCATGCCTCAAAGAGAGCACGGATCTTGAAGTTCTTATCATTGAAGAAGGTTGCAGTCCAAGTATCAAAGGTGCGATCACCTGCGATCTTGACTGTTCTTCCACGGAAAGGAACTTCAATTACACCTAGGTTAGAACCTGGAAGTGCAGCAGACTTGCAAAGAATTGAAGTTAATTCAACACTGCCGTTATCAGTTTTACCACCAGCGCCAAGTGCGCTAGCGACAATATCATCGCCAGTAATATCAATAGCTGCTGAGAGAGCAGTTGGGAACTCAATATTGACATTGAACATATTGGGCTTTACGCCCTGTCCAATTACCGATAAAAAGTTACTTACGTTGTTAGATGCCATTTGTTAGTACCTCGTTTATTTTCTCTATTATTAATTATCAGCGACCTACTACTTCAGCAAAGGAGACGCCAGTCTTCGTTGCCGTTACAGTAACTGTGACATAATTGATAGAGCGGGTTGGTTTAACAAAAATTTCAGCAACAAACTCATTTCTATCAATGACTTCAGGAGTATTGTTTGTTTCATTACAAACAACTAGATAATCAGTAAGACCTCTACGTGCCTGAATCTCGCTCATGTAACTACCCAATGCACCAGCGAAAGATGCACGAGTAATTCCATCGTTCTGCTCAAAGAGCACGCCTTCTGCAAGTTGTCTTGCTCTTTTCTCAATATTGAGGAAGAGACGGCGAACATTGATTCTGTCAAATGCGGATGGAGAAGCAAGAGCTGTCTTGTCACCGAATAAAACAGGACCAGAACCAGGGAAAGAAACAACTGGATTGATTGCAGCAGTATAGAGATCATCTCTGGCTGCTTTGTTTGGGTTGAACGCTAACTTAACAACGTTCTGTAGTCCACCACGATTGGTTCCTGCAGGAGAAATCCAGTCATCGTTGATGGTAGAAGTGGAAACACAAATACCAGCGATATCACCATTACAACCGATGTAACGATACTTATCGTTAAAGCGGTCATAGACATACTTGACTCCGCTGTCCTTAACAACATAAGAACTAGAACCAATGCTCTCAAAGAAATCAATGGTGTTCTCTAGTTGTTGAGCTGCAGTTAGTGCAGAACCACCAGATGTTGCAACTTGTGCTCCATTCCATGGAGAAACAAATGCGATGCAATCTTTTCTTGCATTAGCAACTGCAGCAACAGCACCTGCCTTGCTCTTGGTATCTGCTTCAGATCCCATAGAACCACCCATTAGAACAAAATCAACAGTAGTTGATTCGGTATCTTGGAACTCGGTGTAAGCTGCTTGAATTTCTCCAGCAGTGTATGCATAATCATCAGCACCACCAGAAAGAGCACCACCTGCGGTAGGTAGGATTCTAGCTAGTTGCAGTGGAGAAGCAGCAGTAGCACCATAAGATGCAGATGTTGCACCAGGATCTTCACCAGCAGTTGTAATTTCAGATGAAGCTAGAGCAGCACCAGCATAAACATACTGGGAATACTCATTGGTATAATCCTTCCAATATGTGGAAGCACCTTCTGGTGACTTACCATCAGATAGCTTGGAAAGATATGCCATTCTTTCTACAACTGTGTTAGTTGCTTCATCAATAACTGCAACGTGTACCTCGTCAAACGACAACGAACGCTCAGTTGCGAAAGCAGACGTTCCAGGACGTGGAGCGATATTCTTGTAAGTTAAACCAGTGGTTCCAATTGCGGTTGCATTCCAATCAGAGTTGGAGAATGCGACAGCAGTATCTCCTGCAGCAGGAGTTGGAGCAGCACTTCCCTGAACAATTTTAACAACAGTTGTGCTTACAACTTCAATAACTTCGTGTGCAATTGAAGAATCGTCAGTGTATGTACCACCAACAGATAGTCCATGAGCAGCTGCGGTTGTGACAGTAAAATCAGCACCACGATCAATGATAACAACGCGAAGGTTGCTACCATCAGCACCTGCATCTCTTGCAAGGAACTTCTCGGAAGTTACTCCAGATTCAAAATCTTCTTTTGTTCCAACTAGAACTCCACTTCCAGATTCGGTAGCGTTTAAAACACCAGTTGCTGCACGGACAACAGCGAGTTGACCACCATAACGGAGAAACTCAGATGCTACCAACCAATCTGCTGCATTAGCCTCAGATGGTGCGCCGAAAGTATTAATAAGTTCTCTTTCGGATCCAATGTTTACAATTTTGCCTACGGGTCCCTTGGTGAATGTAGAAGCGATTGCACCGCGAAGTGCAGATACTCCAGTCAAAACACCAGTGGATAAATCACGTTCTCTAATAATAACACCAGGCGAGACTTGACTTGCCATGTTTTTTTACCTCTTAGATATCAAATTTATCTAAAAGTATTTAGAATTTCCTATGTCTCAAGAGGGGAAACAATGCATGAACAACCTACCAGTCTGGATACTCGTAATCTGACAGTGGTCTTTTTGCCTTCCTACTATTTAGAATTCTCTTGACTGTACAATCCTTACATTCGTATGAATATGCTGACGGTAATCCTCTTTTAGATTTCCTAGTCATATAGAAATCTTCAATCAGGCTCTTATTTTTATTGCATGATCTACATTTTCTTTCTTTAAAAAGAAGGTGTTCTAGACTGAACTGATCCCCAATATCCATTAGTAATTCCACATGTATCCAACTTGTTCTTGTTTGTCTCCATATGCCCACAGATCTCCGTCAGCGTCCATGAAGGTATCATCACCCATGCCATCATCAATAAAACCAAAGGGAGCCATATCTTGCTCAATTTGATTACGTTGTTCATCATAAATTCTCCTTCTAATATCTTGGTCGGTCATTTCTTTGAAATATTCTTGCATGACTAACCATGCAAACAATACCATACACATAACAAGGTCATCGTGATATCCCTCGTCTGCTTCCCACGCTTGTTTTTTCTGTACAAACGTAGTAAGTTCTTGGAAGATTTGGAAGTCATTAAATAACAACTTGTCTTCTTCAATAATAGCTTTGAGATTAGAGCAACCGATCTTCTTAACGGTTACACTCATCTTGACACCTAGTTGAGTTTTTGATCCTGAGAACCCCTGCCCAACAACTTGACCAGCTCTACCACGCATCGCACACATAAGTACGTTAGGATATTCAAGATCATAATTGAGAGTAGCAGCAATAGAATCGCCAATATCGTTTACTTCTACCAAAACGTATGGGTTATTATATTCTTTACAGACTTGAAAAATTACCGAGGGAAACAAAATAGGTTTAATCTCATTATTTCTGTACTTCGCAACGATTTGATACGGCATCGTGGTGATATCAAACACGAGGAAAGCACTATAGTCGCCACCAATTCCTCTGGCAACATCAACAGTAATAATATATTCGTGATCTTTTTCTGCTCTCGTATAAACGTCAAGTCCTGCATTGCTCGCAATAGGATCGTGGAATGGTATAGTTTGTAATTTTGATGGGCTGATTAAAGTATCAGCAGACCCAAGGAAGTCGCACTCAAACTCTTGTGCAAACTGTCTTGGAGATGTGTTCTTAATTGTCTCTTCTTTCCACTTGGAGTCCCTTCCAGGGACCTGTGACCAGTGTACTTCGTTTGTAGTGTAATCATTTCTACCCCTACTGGCATCCTCCCACATCTTGTAGAAGTGATTCATGCCGTTAGGCGTGGAGATAATAATTACTTTCGTTGATTTACCAGAAGTAATAGTAGGATAAACAGAGGCAAAGAATTGCTCTGCAACATGGTTTGGAACGAATGCGAATTCGTCAAGGAAGAGGATGTTAAACGACATGCCTCGGACAGCACTCGCAGATGTAGAAGCTGCCAATATCTTACTGCCATTTTCTAACTCAACATTACCTTTGTTCCATACAAGAATACCATGCTGCATCCACTTTGGTAGATTCTCGTAAGCAAGTTGTAATCTTCCTAGCAGTTCCCTAGCGGTAGATGCCTTGTTTGCAAGAATACCAATATTAACACTATCGTAAAAGATTGCATAATAAAGAAGATAAGCGACAACAGTAGTAGACTTTCCTGTTTGTCTTGGGAGCTTTGCGATGTTGAATCTGTTTTCATGAAAATCAGTCAAAATCTTTTTTTGAAAATCATACATCTCAAAAGGCACCAAACCTTCATCAAGAGAAATGATTTTGATATAGTTCATAGCAAAGTAGATGGGATCATTCTTACACTTGATCCACTCATCAATTTGCTTTTTTGTAAACTGTATTGGGGTCCCCGCTTTTTTCAGGTTGGGATTACCCAAATATACATCATTACTTGCCACGACAAAATATTAGTTCACCACTAATATTTAGAGATCTCCAAATTTATCATTCAGTTCATTGATTGAATCTTTTTTTCCTTTGATCATACCATCAATATATCCTGCACGATATTCCCAAGTCTGTCCACCATCTTTTCCTTTTACAGGATTGATACAAGTGTCATCACCTAGTTTATTACAAACCAAACCAGCAAGATCTAGTTCACTTCTATCGTATGATGCGGCTGTGCCACTAAAAACATGCTTGCCGTTAATCCAAATAGCACCACATTTAGGACATTCTTTTCTCTCAAGTTTGAGATCCGACAGTTCCTTATCGTTGGTCATCTTTTAATTCCTTTATTAGTTTGTTGTAGTCAGGTAAATCCTTTATTAGTTGTTGTTCTAATTTACGTCTCATCATAAACATTCTAAATTTAACCCACTGATATCTGATCACAAGATCCGCATAAGCAAATAAGCGAATAGTTTCTTCCATACCTGCATATGCTACAAGTAAAACGAAACCAGTGAGTAATACATAGAGTCCAAGCATTTTATTACACTCTGCTACAAAGTATTATACGACTATGTAGAGAAAAATGGTGTAACAATTGTTTACGAATTATGTATTTTCGGAAAACGAATAGTCTGCAATCATTGCAAACAGGCGTGTCTTGAGGGATTTGAGATATTCTTGTTCTTCTGCTGGTCTTCTAGGAGAACCTGGCCATGTTTCTATTGCATAACATACATGACTGTATAACATTCGTACCTCATCAATACAAACATACACTTGAAAATCGTATTCCTCTGGTGATGGTTCAGAGAAGGGTTCCATGTGCCCTACGAATCTCTCTTAGTTTTTCAAGGTTCATATCTTTAGTACCACCATCATAGGCATGAGCATAACCTTCTGTAATCATCTGCTCATTCAACGATACTTCTGCATCTCCAATATATAACCAGCCAAGAAGGCGACCGTACTTACCCATGCCGCCAACCAATTCAGTTCTGACAGAGAGTTCATCGTCACCAGCAATTGCTCCTTCTAGTTTTTCTTTCATCCAGTTGGTAGCATCTAGTCCCAGAGCTTTCTCCTCAAGGTTTCTAGTTCTTTTCTCTGGCGTATCAACTCCAGCAACTCTAACTCTTTCTTTCTTGTATAAATCAAACCCGAGGTCAATAGTGACATCAATAGTATCACCATCAAGGACACGGTTGATCTCCGTCACTCGGAAGTTGTAGCAGCTCTTCCTGCTTGGTGGTGTCATTGCTCCCATGTTCTAACTCTGCAAATGCTTGTCTTAATATGTATATGACTACAAACAATGCACCTGCAACTGCAAGTATCACACAGATAATTACTGACCACACAGGATCATTGGCATTATCTAGTGGTCTCAATAGTAAATTCATTTCTTAACTGACCAAGTAATTTCCATTCCTACAGTAAGTAGGATAATAAATCCAAATACAAATATTCCACTAATCATGTTTCCTCGCAAAAGGTTCCCAATGTTGCCAACCGTAATTATGAACTGCCCACATACCAATAATGGGGACGAAGACCAGGCACCATGCCATTAGCCCACATCCCCAAGGATTGTTTAATACTGTTCCGCAAAACCTAGCAAATTGTAACATCATCATTCAAAAATAGATAGGATGAATAGAAATAATCCAAAGAGGCAAACTACACCTGTTATAAAAAATGGAAAGTATTCAACTTGGGTAAGCATGACCTAACCCCCAGACAATAAAAACTACAATTAAAGGAAGTAAAATTGATGCAGAAAAGGTTGTGTGTTTCATTGATTTCTATTTTTCCAAAGTTCTAGAAAGTAACGATCAACTTTATATAAATCACCTTGAGGTGGTTGATCTTCAATTTGAGACCATTCATTGCATAATGATCTCATTTCAAAAGTAATATGATTTGGACGAAACATTCTACCAAATGCAGACATGGCAAACGCATACCGCATTCTAATGCGCTGTTCCATTTCCTGAGTAGGCGTCGGTTTCATAATAGTTATTCTCACCCTTTCTGTACCCGAAATATGCGGTGGCACATATGAATGGTAGTGATCCGAAAAGTAGGACATTAGCTAACGTCATTGATTTTGTCCTCGTAGATTTTAATTAACTCAATTGCTTGTTTTCTATCACTACCACAAGGAGCATTTTTTAGACACCTAAGAATTAATTCATCATCACTGATAGAGGGTTTGATAGTAAACCCCCATCTATCAACTTCACCTTCTACAGGTGCTTCACATGGATCAAATTCGTGTGGCATTACCTGGTGATAGCGATTGGAAAATTTTGGAACAAGCATCAACAGCATATGGTGCTCCATATACTCCAGAGAAAATATATGAGATGCCTAACTTAGAGCAGTACTTCTCAAGTTCCTGACATTTTGTTATGTCAGTATTACTATAATCAATGATAATATCACCCTCTTCAAGTAAAGGTAGTAGCTCATCAAGTGTATCTTCTACCTTTACTTCTGGAAGTGTGATCTGAAAGATACCAGGAATTCTACCAGCACTAGTATATTTCTTGCGGTCAGATTTAACTGCTTGAACAAGATACTCCAGTGAGGTCACACATCCACTAATATATCCTGCTTCATATTGTCCACAGGCATTCTCATAGCTACTGCTACTATATCCCCAAACTTCAATTCCCTTTTCAATCATACGGCGGGACATACCTTCACCAGTACGACCCAAACCAATCATTCCAACTTTCATTTAATTAACTCAATTTACGTGTACAACGCCAGTCATACCTGCGCCCTGGTGAGGACCACAGAAGAAGTTGTAGTCTCCTACATCAGCAAACACAACGTCTTGTGATTCTCCTGGAGCAAACAGTAATGCTTCTCTAGAAAGATCTGGACGTGCCTCAACA